GATCTCAACCTGTTCCGTCTTCAAGTCAGCGACCTTCAGGATGGCATCACGATTCAATAGACCCATATTCACCTCTCAGTTTAGATATTTTTGTACCGTCTTTGCAAACTGCTTGGGATCCAACTGCTTCCCGACAAATTGCTTGCGCCACTTCTCTCCCACATCCTGGCTCATGGCCTGCTCGATCTGCCGACGGAGATAGTCACCGTTACGATCGGTCTCCACCTCGAGTGGATAACGCATGATTTCACGATAGGCTTCATAATTTTTAGCCCAGCGAAAACCATCCAAGCGATTGCCAGAATGAGGAATCAGCTTATCACCAAACATGATCAACGGTTTGCCACGCGCAACAGCCAGCCAGGCAAAGGTCTGATGGCCAACTACCACATCCGCGGCATCTATTTCACCCGTTGATCCGTTAGGGTTGGCCAATACATACTTTACGCCAGGCGCTGCCCACAGACCACCAAGATCCAGACGTTTGATGTGGCGAACCGTGAGCTGTATTCCAGGAACTTCCAGCAGGCGTTGAAATACCAGGGCGTTTTGAGCTTTGTCGACCGAATGGAGAAATCCATTAGCATTCGGATGTATCGGCCCGAACAATACCTTGATCGGTTCGGTTCCCACGGCGATCGCCTTCCAGGGCACCTGGTCACACAGCGCCCACCCGCACACCTCCACGGGCACCTGGTATCCGATGGCCTCCATCACCTTGCGATGACCGGGGCCAATGGTGATCATGGCCTTTGTATGCGGCCAATATGAGTACATGCCATCGTACTGGACCATCGGACGTGCGGAATGCGGATAGATCAGGACCGGGATATCCCGGTCACGCAGATGGACAAGGCTTGGATATCTACTCGAACTGGCTCCGCCGAAATCGTAATCATAGAGCCCACAAACAAGATTCGGATCGTTCCATTTGTTTGATTTCTGGTATCCAGCCTGCTGCAAAGCCCTTGCATATGGAAGGCCCTTGCCTTGATGCTCGTAGTAAAAAAAGCTTCCCATTATTCCCATTCCTTATTTCTGTCTTGAATGGAAATTAGCAAAGATATCCCACGCCTTTTAGCTCATCCGAAAGAGTGACCGCTCCGGCCACTTTGATAGTGATATCGGCCGTAAGGCTTCCATCCACCGGTGCGCTGGGAGCAAAACCAGTCACCAGACCAGTGAATGTGTAGCCCCAGAAGTCAGTGTCAGACGCCACAGGGAATATGAGCTCGAAATTTGTGCGTGTGTTCTTCCCAAACAGATACAGCAAGCCTGTATCCTGGTCATGAGTCGGATCGCCCGGGTCATATTCGACCGCAAAGGTAATCTCACCACCATCGCGCAGGCTGGCCAGGAACTCCTTATACCCGTTCGGTGAGTCATGGTTGGTCACGTCGATCGTGTCTCTCGACATATTAGGGCCAGAAATGTCCTTCACCTGACCGATCTTGGTGAACTCTTCCGAGGGAGTCTCATCGTTTCCATAGGCCAGAATTGTGCCAAATGCTACATGCTCTTCCATATCAAATCTCCTTCCAAGTAACTTTATAGTCCTGGCGCACGATGTGAATATCGCTGGCCTGGTTGTATCCTTCAAATTCATTTTGAAGCGAGATAAATCCAATTTTTACAGATCCGACCTCGCCGTGATAACCACTCAACACCAGGCGCACTGCCTTCGCCACCGCTCTGGATTCATCAATGGAGCGAGAGTCATAAGAGAAGGCGATCACAGGATTGGAGATGCTGCTTTGCCCGCCGTGATGGTAATTACGCCCGGCAGAGGTCACCTGGTAAGCGGCAGCCGGAAGTTTGGCATCCTGCGGTATCTTGCCTGGGTACAGACGCAGCCCGATCAGGGCCTTTACGGCCGCATTTCCGGTCACCAGGGAAACGATAGCCTCTTCAATCACTGATGGTCTCCTTATTGATCTCGTCCAAAAATACCTTGCCGGCGATCTGTTGGGCCAGGTCCTTGTTATGTAATAACGACTTTTTAAGGAAAGGTTTCTTTTTCATACCGGGATGCTGCACGGACTGGATAACAACCAGGCCTTTACGACCTTCGAAGGCCAGAGCCTTGGCTTTCTTTGGCTTGATGGTGTGAGCGATTGCGCCGTATTCGAAAAATGCGTAGTACCAATGCTCTTTATCTGGACCGATATCCACCACTGCCAGATCTTCGGTGCTTTCCCTTTTAGACTGAAGTGCCAGGATATGCGGACCGTGAGCTCCAGCAGTGGCTTCAGCCAGGATCGGAACCTCAGCTGCCCGGGCGGCTTTACTATTAGCCCGTTGAACGCCAACGCCGAGCCGGTGAAGTTTCTCATGTAGCTCTTTGTCGCCGATCAGCTCAACCCGCACTTTACCTTTTCTTGCCATTACAACCTCAACACTGCGAAACTGACATCATCTGCCGAGGCAGCGATGTATATCTGACCATCTGATTGCATCCATCCCTCGGGCTGGAAAGGCCCAAAGGCGGCTATCTCTCCTGCCCCGATGCTATAGGCCGAGATATTTCCTGCACGCTTCATATCATCGACCACGCTGGTGATCGTGACAGTCTGGGAGGAGTTCTCTCCATTTTTCACCAGCAGGATTTCTCCTCCGGTGACCAGAAACCCAGCCCCATCTGCGTAAGCTTTCCCGGCATTCGTAAAAGTCACATCGGCAGAGTTAGCTGCCGGTTGCAGGGTCGGATAGGCTCCGAGTAGATCTTGAGGGGTCAGTACCAATCTCGCCATTAGCTCTCCTCGATCAGTTCCTTACACATGAGCTGGATTTCACGCCGCTGTTCCTTGACATGGATTACACTGACGATGTTGTAATAGTGTTCTCCATGTTTCACCCGCATGGATGGCTTGATTCCATCCCGATAGCGGATGCGGAAACGGATATCCAGGTCCGCCTGCAGGCGGGTCGCCTCCAGGTATTCCTGCCCGCGCAATGGTTCGGCTGAACCCCACACGGTGGCTACTTCGCTCCAGACGTCCTTCTCCGCGCCGCTTGCGCTGCGAGTAGGGACTTTATTTTGGATGGTCAGGATTTGGCGTAAGTCGCCGGGGTTCATCGATCGCTCCTAAGCCGTAGTAAACGTGATATCTTCAGTCAGAGTCTGACCGTAGATATCCGCAGCAGCGGTGATTACCAGCACATATTCCGTATCCGCAACCAGGCTACTGGTCGGGTTGACCGTCAGGATCTTACTGGTGACATCCAAGCTATTTGTCGAGGGAACAGATTCCCCGGCGGCTGTTTTCAGAGCCACAGCCGAGGTTGCCGCCGCCGCCATTGCATGATTGAAGACGAGCACCATGTTGGCCGTGATTGCCACATTCCCGGCGCCATCTGCCGGCATGCTGGCCGATAATGCCAGATCCTCGTCGGGCACTCCGGATGTCTCCAGTTCGAGCGCCCGGGCTTCGAGCTGCACCAGGCAGGCGGTCAGGCCGGCAGCAAGCGTGGTAATACCCTGACCGAGCATGCCTGGCGTCTCATACCATTGCACCAGCAGGATCTGGGCCGCGGCTTTGGCCATCGGTTCGATGGTTGTATCCGCGGTCCAGTCTCGCCCTGTCGCGTTTTTGATATAGGCGTCGACCATCGGCAGCATCTGAAGCATGGCCGGATCGGTGGCGTCGACTCGTAAAACGATTGCGGCTTCTGCCGCGGTCAGGATATTTGGCATACTTAGCCTTCCGTTAGCTGGCGGTTACTGAAACAAAACCATTGGCGGAAAGGTTCCCGTGAACCCGGGCTGCTCCGTTATTGACGCAGCAGATGAGCGCCGTGCCCATAACATAGTTGCCATCATAGCGGATCATTCCCGCAATTTCGTTGTCATCAATGGCAGTAGCACAACCGCGCCCAAAATCCCCAATGGAGTTGTTGCGGAACACGGTATTGTCGGCAGCTGTGCCATTCTGACCGGTCGAACATGTGTTATCAATCAACACACCGGCAGTAGTACCGTGAATCTCGCATCCTTCCACGAGGACATCATTAAAATTAGGCCCTGCAACTTCAATACCAACTTTGGCGATCACATTGCCGGATCCCAACCAGTGACAGTTGCGGATGGTGACACCACCTGAAGCGCCGGTGAAGCGAATGCCGCCATCCGAGGCAGCAGTCAGGGTTTGGAAGGCGCAATTCTCGATTGTCGAGCGCAAGAGCTGTACGAAGTCGGCGCACCAGAATGCGCCGCCAGAGATGAACTGCAGGTTGTATAAACCCAACCCACGAGCGGTTCCGGCGATGCCATCCGCTCCGTTGTCACCGATCATCACGATACCGGTACCATTTCCGTTTGGATTGGAACCGACACCAATGATGTCGCAGTAATTTGGGAGGGCAGTGAGTTTTGTGTAGGCCGTCCCGGTGCCACGAACATAAATAACACCTCTAGCGTAAATATTAGCCTCAGCCGCCCTGAACGCTTCCCAGGCAGTAATAGCCTGAGAAATTTGAGCTTTGGCAGCAGTCCAGGTCAGCCCATTATTACCGGTAGCTCCGTTGATGTTGTCAACGAAATACGATTTGACATATGTTCCGCCAGTGACAGCGCCCAAGATTTTGAGTTCACCGCCAGGACCGATGGTCCAGCGATCGCCGCCTTCATCCATGTAATTTTCAGTAGTTGGATATCCCATTTCTAACTCCTTTTTTGATAATCCTCTTCATCAATGGCGGGCAGTTTCCCACCCGCCTATTATTGTGTTGGCCAGAGCAGACTTATACTGGCAGGGTGACGTGCAGCAGCCCCATAGAGGAAGCATCCGTCACTTTGGCGTCGGCGCGCAGGATACCACGCACCTCTGTGTTGTTGTAGCGCCAGGCATCTCCGCCGATGTTGGTGCTTGCCAGCTCATAAGGCATCCGGCGGAAGTACGTTAACCACTCACGCCCGTCGCCGATGGCGATACGGGTTTTCGTGCTGCCATCCGTATCTGCGAACAACGTAGTCGGGATGACCACAACCGGGCGTCCTTTGACACGGAACGCGGTCGCCAATGATGGGTCTGGCTGTAACAGCGGACGACCGACGCCATCCTCGAGCTGATCCATAAGATCAAGGCCGCTCTGGTTGCAGAAGATCGTCGCTCCCGCGCTAACTGCCGGGTCGAGGGTCTTGTTGAGCATGGTCTTGATCCCCGTCAGCGTGAGTTTGTAGTCGGTCACATTGGTATCGCTCACCGCCGCCAAGAAGGTGCCGATGATGGACGTATTGGTCAGCGCCG